GCTGCTCTGCAATGTCGATCCTCGCCACGAGCGCGAACTGCACGCGGCCTACATCGCCGCCAGCGACGCCTACGACATCGCCTGCGACGAGTTCCAAGAAGCCTGATCACTAACAACGCGGGGGCACAGGCCCCCGCCCCCAATCAAGGACCATTTTCCTATGTATATCTGGGTCGATATCGAAGATCTCACCAAGCTCGCCAAGCTCTGCGCGCAGTTCGTGCGCGAGGGGCTGACGTTCGAAGTCAGCGAAAAAGGGCACCGCTGGCTCATCGAACTCACCGGAGGTTTCTGACCATGGACGGATACGCCATCACCATCGCCTGGATCGAAGGCGCCAACCACGTCAAGGTCGTGCAGCTTGACTACGCGCAAGGCGAGGAGAACCTCGCCCGCGCCGCCTACCGCGCCGCCTGCGCCAACCCCAACGCCATCTCCGCGACCCTGGAAGGGCCGGACGGCATCATCCTGGCGGAATACGAAGCGGCGCAAACCGCGCTGGAGGTCTGAGCCATGATCTACCGTATCGAGACGCTCACCCTGAACCTGCGCGACGACGGCCGCGACGCCACCATCTACCGCGTCGTCAGCGGCGACGGCCGCAACTACCAATGCTGGGGCAAGTTCGACAGCCTGCCTAAGGCCGAGGCCTGCGCCCGCGAGCGCCTGCTGAACGAAGTGCTGGCGGGACGCGACCACAGCAACGAATAGCGTAACGTCACGCTCCTGTGATCCCTGGGTCTGTTGACAGCTTGTCAGCAGACCCTTATCTACGTCGTCACCGGCACAGTCGCCGCGAAGGACCAAGCCATGACCGACCTCGAAATCCTCTCCGTCGCTCCCCGTGGCACCCAGGGCACCTGGGCCGTCACCTACGCCGGGCGCCTCCTGGGCGACGACCGTGGCTACAGCAGCCGCGCCCTCGCCATCGCGGAAGTCCACGCCCGCCTCGCCAAGGACGCCCGCGACGCAGTCCGCTACGAGCGCCCGCTGCTCTACGTCATCGACCCCGCCCTCAACGCCTAACCCCAGAACCCAAGGACCAGTCCCATGTTCTCCACCCCGCTCATCGCCCGCCGCGTCGGCCGCGACATCCCGATCTGGGACGTGCTGGCACACGGCGCCGTCATCGGATCGCTCACCAACCTCCCCCTGGAACGCGCGTGGTGCCTCACCGCACGCTACCTGGGCAGCCGCGTGAACTTCCGCGCCAGCACCCGCGAAGCCATCCTCCTGGCCCTGCGCTGCGCCGTGGACGCTATCGACCACGATGTCGCCCAGGCCGACCTTGACGACGGACCCGAGGACGAGGACGGCGAAATCGCCCGCATGCGCTGGGAAGAAAACCGCGCCGAGGAAGCCTTCCATCGCTTCCATGGCTACGACCCCGAGCCGAGCTTCTGAAACCCCCAGGCGCCCCCTCGCGGGGGCGCCCATCAAGGACCCCCGACATGAAATTCACCTGTCAGATCTGCGCCCGCGAAATCCAGGCCAAAACCGGCGTGATCGCCCATCACGGCTATCAGCGCCCCGGTAACGGCTGGCAAACCTCGTCGTGCTACGGCGCCCGCCACAAACCCTACGAGGTCGCCTGCGACGCCATCGACGGTGCCATCGCAGCCCTCGACCGCTTCGTGGTGCAGTCACAGGCGCGCATCGAAGACCTCCTCGCCAACCCGCCTAGCGAACTGGTCGAATACAAGAGCGGCTACCGCAAACACGAAATCCGCTACCGCCTGCAACGCCCCGACGATTTCGACAGCAGCGCCACACGCCCGTCCTGCTACCAGCCCGGCGGCCGCGATCACTACGCCGCAAACTTCCACGAGATCCTGCGCAGCCTGCGCTCCAAGATCAACAGCGCCAACGACGACCGCCTGTTCCTCGTCCAGCGACTGCGAGACTGGAAACCGGCACAGGAAGCCGCGTAATGTCACAGGGGCGCCGCAAGGCGCCCCTTTCGCGTTACAGGACCAGCATGGCAAAAGATCCCCCCGCCAAGCGTGAGCGCTACAACAATGGAGCCGAGCGCAGCGCGGTCTATGCAAACACAGACGTGTTGAAACTAGAACAAAAACGCCTTGGTCCGCCGATGCAATACAACGAGCGGACATTCAATTCAATTCTGGAACAAGTGTCTAAAGGCGGAAAGATAACAACGATCTGCGATGGAACGCCGCCTTATCCTTCGTATCGAAGCTGGTTCAGATGGTTGGCCGGTTCGCCCGAGTTGCGTCAGAGATACGCGCAGGCGAGACACATGCTTGTGGAACGATATGCCGATGAGATCGTAATGATTGCAGACGGCGAACTGCCGCTGACCGACACCGATGAGCCGCCCAATCCGCAGCGCGACAGGCTGCGCATTGACGCGCGCAGGTGGGTGATGGGCAAGCTCAACCCGGCCTTCTGGGGCGACAAGACGGCGCCGCCCGCGCCGCCTGACGAGGCGGACGAGCGCACCATCATCGACGTGCGCAGCCTCGACCCGGCCACGCGCAAGGCGTTGAAGGCCACGCTGCTGGCCATCGAGGAGGCCGAGCGCAATGGCGAGAAGTAAGCGATACCCGCCCTCGCTAGATCCTGACGACCTGTCGCAGGGCGCGGCGCAATTGTGGGTGGCGCTCTCTCATTACCCGAGCCTGCCGCCGCAGTGGGTGGGGCAACTGTGCCTGGGGTTCGCGGAGGAGCAGACGGCCGAATACCTGGGCGAGATTGACGTGGCGCACCGCAAGGCCATCGCGCGTGGACCGCGTGAGCGATGGCATCCTCCGCGCCGTCGGGACCTCTGGTCGTGCTGATCCGCCACAAGGGCGTGCTGATCGACACCAGCGAGGTCTTGCTGGAGCTAGAGCGCGCGGAGCTAGAGCAGTCGCTGGCGGCGTTCACCGCCGCCGCGTGGCCCGCCATCGACAGCGCGCCGTTCGCCCATGGCGGCTACGTCATCGACGCCATCAGCGAGCACCTTGAGGCCGTCGTGGACGGCCACATTCAGGGGCTGCTGATCAACGTGCCGCCACGCTTCAGCAAGAGCACCATCGTCGGCACCATGCTGCCCGCCTGGGTCTACGCCCAGCCAGGGCGCACGCCGCTGGCCGGACCAGGGTGCAGCTTCCTGTGCGCCAGCTACGGCATGAGCCTGAGCGTGCAGGACAGTGTCCGATGCCGTACCTTATTACTTAGTGACTGGTACCAGCGGCGCTGGGGCGACCGCTTCACCATCACCGACGACCAGAACACCAAGACGCGGTTCGCCACCAGCGCCAACGGGGTGCGCATCGCGATCTCGGTCGGGTCAGCCACCACCGGCCTGGGCGCGACCTACCTCATCGGGGACGACCTGAACAACGCGACCGAGGCCAACAGCGAGGCGGTGCTGCGCTCTACCATCGATTGGTGGCAGACCGCGTTCTACAACCGGCTGAACAACAGCAAGCCGGGCCATGGCGCGCGCATCGTCATCGCGCAGCGGCTGAACGAGTTGGACATCAGCGGGCACATACTGGAGGCGCACCCCGAGTTCGTGCATCTGTGCCTGCCGATGCGCTACGAGGCCGACCGCTCGTTCTACACCGTGCTGGTGCCGCCCGAGGCGACCGACGACGGCCGCGCCATCACGTGGCGCGACCCGCGCGAGCGCGAGGGCGAGTTGCTCTGGCCCGAGCGGTTCGATGAGGAGCAGGTGCGCCTGCTGGAGAAGACGCTTGGCCCCTATGGCGCGGCCGGGCAGTTGCAGCAGCGGCCAGCCCCGGCAGGCGGCGGCATTCTGAAGGCGGAATGGTGGCAGACCTGGGTGCCGGATGAGTTCCCGCCCTTCTCCTACATCCTGGCCAGCCTGGACTGCGCCTACACCGCGAAGACCGAGAACGACTACAGCGCCATGGTGATCCTGGGCATCTGGTATGGATCGTCGGAGACGATGGTCACGCGCCATGTGGATCGATACGGTCGCGTGCGCGATAGCGAGATCACCGAGCACGACGAGATCAACGGGTTGCCGAGGGTGATGCTGATGTCGGCGTGGCAGGAGAAGCTGGAGTTGCATGATCTGGTCAAGAAGGTTGCGAAGTCATGCCGGGACCTGAAGGTGGACAAGGTGCTGGTGGAGAACAAGGCGGCGGGCATCTCGGTGGGACAGGAGCTACGTCGTATCTATGGTGCAACGGAGGATTTCGCGGTGCAGTTGTACGACCCCAAGAACCTCGACAAGGTGGCGCGGCTGCACAGCGTGGCGCCGCTGTTCGCGGAGGGCACGGTGTTCGCGCCGGATCGGAACTGGGCGGACACGGTGATCCAGCAGTGCGCGTCATTCCCCAAGGGGCGCAACGACGATCTGGTGGATGCTCTCAGCCAGGGCGTCAGGCACTTGCGTGACCTGGGGCTGATGGTGCGTTCGCCTGAGCGCGAGGCCGAGATCGAGGAGAGCATGCGCTACACCAAGAAGCTGCAACCGTTGTATCCGGTGTAGCATGGCGGGCAAGCGCGCCTTCACGGCCGCATCGTTGGAGGCGTTCCAGAACATCTGT